AAATGATCGCTTGTTCGTCAGCTAAAGATTTGAAAATTCTGGAAGCAAAGAATGATAGTGGCATCAATATGCTGAAGGAAAAGTTCCCTGACATCTACAAACCAATCAAAGAAAAATTTGTCGAACTACTAGACGGATTTGGCGAAGCACCATTTTAAAAACGAAAGGAAAACTAATGCAAAGTACAAACCCAAAACCACCACTTCAAAACGGAAAAATTCAGATCCCCGAAGGCGGTGAGGAGCATTCCATCAAAGGTTGGATAAACACCCATTTTAATGATCGTGCAAATGAAGAGGCAAAGTTGGCGGTAGCGGAAGTTATCCGACTTATTGAAAAGCACGATCTTTCTATTAAATTAAAAATCACAAAAAAAATAGCAGATGTGCAGCCAAGTGATTGGCCTCAAATTGCATACTTTAATATGTACAGAAACAAGTATCGGATGGAAGGTTTGCAGCCAGTATCGCAGACCACCAGGGAACCCCAATTTCAACCGTCAGCACCAGCTGCTGATGATGATCCATTTACAGTCCGATGAGGTGTGCCGTGCGCCCCATTTTATGGATCGATTTATGGGTTGAGAGAAAGAGAATTGAAAGATTAAGTAAGACGAAATTTGGAAGGATTTGGTTATGGTTCAGAAGTTACTTTATACGATAAAAGAGGCCGCTGAAATTTTACTTGGGGAAGATAACTTGGCTAATCGAAGAGTGGTTAGGAAGTTGGGAACTCAGGGGGATATTGAGGTGAAGCAAGTTGGCAGAAAGTTTTTTGTCCCTGCCAACGAAATTCAAAAATTTAAACAACTGCAAGTTTCTTCTCAGGCATCCTAGAGGCCTTTCGCTGCCTTGCAATTTTCTTGAGATCAATATTAAGAAACGCATATTGTGATCTGGTGAAGGCTGCGCTCTCATGGCCCATTGCATCGGCAACATCTGCCCAGGACTCTCCCAATTCTGAAATAGTACGGGTTGCAAAATAATGACGAAGACAACCGCTTGTCACTCGCTTTGCACCAGACCTTCTTACGGCTCTTTTAAATAGGTCACGAAAAAATTCTTGGCTAAGAAAAGGATGCCTATGACCAGGAAAACAAATGTCGTTTTCAGAACAGTTTGGTGACTCCAGTTTCAATTCGGAAAGTAGCGCAATAGCAGTATCATCAAGAGCGATTGGCCTTCTACCTTTTTCAGTTTTTGTGGGGTTTAAATTGTAGTCCTTGTCTACGGAGTTGGTTACGAAAATATACCCGTCTTTTAGATTAACATTTCTCCAATGTAATGCCCGTGCCTCAGACTGTCTTATTCCAGTGCAAGCCTGCACATAAAAAATAGTTCTGTGTATTAGGCTCTCTTTTGAAATGCCATCATTCCACAATTTGTCATACTCAACCTGATCGATTTGTAGATGTGATCGGTCACTAACTTTTGCCCCAGCGGAAAGATTTTTTGTAACCTCTTGGCTATCAAGAGGGTTAACTGCAACCCAGCCTTTATCAAGAATATGAGCAAGAAAATTTTGTATATAAATCTTCTTTTTAGAACGGGTAGATTTGGCAGGCCATTTTGTCTTTATCAGCCTCTCAAATTCGTTTCTAAACTCTTTGATATTGAAAGGGTGAATAATGTCTTTTGCAACGTACTGACTAAAAACTCTTCCACTAAATTTTTGCTTAACAATCCATGCTACTGCGCATACTCTGGAATTAAATGTACCCAATGAAATGTTTTTAAGTTCGTACTGATCTTTTATATCCTTTAACCAATCTTCATAAGCATCAGCTATAGTAATTTTAGACTGTTCCTTTTTCGCCTTGGCAACGTAATCACCCTTTATAAAATCTGCCAGGAGAATTGCAGCATCTTTCTGAGCAGCTGCTTTTGTAGGGTAGTTTCCGTGCCTTTCTGACAAACCAATTCGTTTGCAATTTACTACCCAATAATTACGGAACTTATTTACATTTAGTGGTCTATTTTCCCGTGCCATTTCGATTGCTTCCTTCCAATTAATTAACTCTTATAGTCAATAATATAGTGTGGAATAATCAATAATTCAACAGTTGTTCGATAAAAAGTCGAACAAAAGGTCGAACAATTTTAAAAAATCAGGGTAGGGGTATTGCACTCTAATCAGAATAATCTATAGATTATAAAGGCTTACGAAAGAATGCCCAAGTGGCGGAATGGTAGACGCAGCGGATTCAAAATCTGTTGCTGGAGTATAAATTCAGAACATTTCAGCTATTTTTAAGGGATTTCAGCACATCGGAAAACTGCTTAATTCCGCTCAAATCAATTCAAACATCGAACAAAACTCGAACAATATTCCCTGCTTTTAGCTTGACTTTCAAAGTCAACGATAAGTCTTCATCAGGGACTTTTTCTTTGAACCCATTTGAACCTTCTTGCCAGTCTTAGAGGCTTCCTTTTTTGCAGCGGCTTTGCCTGCCTTAGAATATGAATAATGTTTGTTCCCTACCTTCGGCATTACTGAATTCCTTCCATTCGGTTAACTAATCTGTCTGCCCGATTTTTTACCTGGACATACCACTTCGAACTCTTCATCTGCTTTGCGGCTTCCTTCCAATCTCGATTGTCAACGGCCTGCTTCATCATTTTAAATTTGGACAATCTGGGCCTCCCCATATTGAACATCATGTTGGCAATAATCTGTTGTGCCTCTTCTGGAAGTTCCCCAAAATATGGATACAATTTCTCACACTCTTCGATCATAATTTCGACATCTTTTTCGAACAGTTCATTGACCCTTTCGTCAGAGATTTCTTCACCAAAATCCATATCAAATTCTGGCTCACCATCGACACACAAGTGACCGATTCCACAAGTCTTCAAACCAAGCGAATCTTTATAGATTTCATGCTCTACACCTTCATCAATTTTGAGTTGCTCACGCAGCTTCTCTATGTCCATTTTTTATCCTTTCCTTTGCCTAAGTTTTTCGAAGGCTCTATGCCCAAACCAAAACGAAACAATTCCACTAAATAATATTTGTGTATCCTGATCCCAGATAATCGGCATGGCATCATTCAAGGTTTGGCCTGCCTTCATTGAGGTCACCAGGGCGGTGATCTTTACGGTCAGAAATATACCTACGAACAAGTAGGTTACGATTGGCCTGACTGACCCTGATAGGGCAGCTGCGAAAGTTGAATTGCTGACTGCCGCTGCCTGGCTTTTATGAATTCCTTCTATTTCAGCGATGTCGCTTTTAGACCTCAGTTCATCAATCTTCAGTTCAGATAATTGTGCCGCATAACGAGCCTTTGCCTGGAGCATTGCGAGTTCTTGTTTGTCTTGTTGCCTCTGTTTAAAGAGATCAATGACAGATGGAATTATGCTTGTACCAAACCCTAATGCACTACCTAATAATGAAAGCATTACGACTTCCCGTTTCGAGTTGCCCAGCTAGTAAATCCCATATAGGCACCCACCACCGAACAGAGTGAAATGTAAAATAAATCTGAAATACTGGTGAGCAATTCTATTCTCTCGTCTGAGACAAATGGCATGAAAAGTAACAGAGTATAAATTGCGATTGCTATTAATGAATACCTGGCAAGTCTTAATTGAGCCAGATGTTTTCGGCTCTGATCTTCGAACTCACGGATTTCTTTTGCCTTGTCAATTTCAGCATCAGTCACTACTCCATCGCCATCAAAATCGTATGGATCTAGGACACTATCTTCTTGTAATTTTTTAGCCATTGTCTTCGTACTCGTTAATGATTTCTGTTATTGCTTTTCTGGTGGGAGAGGGGTTCACTTTACATGAATATTCTACCTGGCAACTACTGGTAGGTGAGTAATCAATTATAGCCGTTTCAACGGTGTTTTTGGAGCCGTAGTATATACACAATACATCGCGAGTTTGATGCGCTCCAGGGTTCCTAATTAGCACCGCCACGCGGTGTAATCTACAGATAGTATTTTCATCAACCGTTCCACTGTTTGAGGCCGTAGGCAAAAGCAACGAGTATACCCACACCAACAATCCCAACGACAGTGAGTACCACCACAAATTGTATTTTCTCCATCCTTGCTTCTCGCTCATATTTCATTCGCTTTCTTTCTAGACGGACATTTTTTTCGATCTCTAATAAATTTAACCAACCCTTTTGTCCTAATCCCAAAGTCCAAATTATGTGGTGCTGCAATTCATCTCTTTGTTTTTTTACGGTTTCCAAATTTTGGAGGATAGCGAAACTTTCCTCCTCTATAGAACGACCCTTTTTTAATCGAGTTAGGAGACTAGGATTTTTAAGTTTCTTGTGTGCGTGTTCAAGGTCTGAAACTGCTCCCATCCATTTACCGATTTGCTGGGAAACATCTTCAAATTCCTTGCCTGCATTCACAAGTTTCTTCACGATCTGGAAGGAACTGGTAACGGCAGCGAAGAGGGTCATTGGATCCATAATATCACCTTGAAATCGGCAGGCTCTGAACCTAGGTAATATATGTCCGATTAATAAATTTTAAGTTTGTTTAGAGGTTAAATGCTATTCCTAAAAGAATAACAATAATTGTAGCAGCAACAGAAATAAAGATAGTTTCAAGACGCTTAACACGATTAAAAAGATCTTTGAACTGAATAGTTGTCTGAACTTCGAGGCGATGCGAACGTGTATCAAGGGAATGAAGTTGTTCTGTTACAGAGGTTAAAGTAGGCTTACTCATTTATTAACTCGGTTTAGTAGGCCAAGTAATGCCATTTATTTTTATTCCATCATTATCTTTTTCAGTATTAAGAGA